ACGATACATGTAGTGTATGGTAGTGCAACGTATGGCAACGTATGGTAGTGCGACATAGGGCAACGTATGGCAACGTATGGCAACTTGGTCGGGGCGGAGTTCGGCGTTACAGTGTGGATTTTATACCACTCCGTTGCTTGGCTTAGCTAGGGCCAAAGAAACCGGCTGGAGCCGGTTCTCTCTGCTTTAGTGGCTAACTAGGGGTAAGATCTCATGATCCTTAGTTCCTCCTCTATCAAGCCGGGATCCATCTCGATCATCCCGGTCGTGAAATCCATCCAACGTGTGAAACCTTTGTCAACAGAAACCATTGCTATCGTTTTGTCAGATTTCTCAACGATCATCTGTAGATCGTATTCACTCTTAGTTGTGTGGGCTAGTATTCTCATGATCTGAACCTTCTTTCTTTGTAAGCATCAGCGCTTACCCATTATTGCCATGAATTGGCGCCTACGTCAACTCTAAAGCGTATTATTAATCTCTTTTTTGCGCTTTTATTGAGTTTCGCCTGGGGATTGCCTGGGATTTTCCCAGGTATGTGGAATCTTAAGCTTTTCGGGAGTCTTTTGGTTGATTAACGTGGAAACGCGCAAGAAACATGCTGTGATATGCCTGTTTCTTTGCAACAAACTCTAGAGCTAATGCATATCTCTCACACTTACTTGCGACGTCTCGCAATTTAATAGTGACCTAGTCGCACTCACGCTGTCAATAGTCTCGAGGATCTTAGGAACCGCCTCTAGTATCGAGGATCCTAGTATCGAGGATCCTAGCATCGAGAGTCTCGAGGATCTCAACTAGCCTGCAAATCCGGTTAGTTCAGTCTAGTTTTAGACCTACTAGCCTGCTTCATTCCCAAGTCATTTCAAGCACTTAACCCTAAAATCAGGCTAGTAGGCTAGTTTTCGGCGCCCACACTTCTATATAACAGCATACAGAAATCATACGAGTTTAAGACTTATAACTAGCCTACTAGCATCCTAGAGCACCTATCTCACTGTTTTTGTTCAGCTTTTCGTTCAAAAAACTAGCATGAAAACTAGCAGGCTACTAGACTGAACTAGACTGCTTTTCGGGGTGACTAGCCTGTTTAGCTTCTTCGTTCTTTTTTTCTTTCACGGGGTAACATTCATGCTTGACGCCAACGCCAACTTCCACTAAGCTATCAATATGAGCAATTGACGCTCTCGACAACGAAAGGTTCAATCGATGAAAAGCAAAGTTAACGCGATCAAACTGTGGGAAGGCCCGAGCAAGTTAGACGGGAAGCCAGTCATGGTTTTACTCACGGGTCTAACTAAATCTTCGAAGAACACTAAAACAGGCGCGATGCTTCAGACTTGGATCTTGCGCTCCGACATACCGCCACACGAAGCAGTCAAATCAGGGGAGGATGCGAGCGTATGCGGTCAATGTCCGCTCCGCCCATCAATCTTTAATCGCGGCGAGGTGAGTAACCGATCGTGTTACGTCAAAGTCTTTCAAGCCCCATTGTCAACATGGAAGGCCAACCGCCACATACCAGTAACATCTCCCGAGGCTGCTCGAGCCCTAGTCGGTGGTCGCGTTGTTCGTCGTGGATCCTATGGTGATCCCGCTGCGGTTCCTTCTCATGTCTGGGCAAATCTCAGTGAATCTCCGGGAACGGGATACACGCATCAATGGAAAAATGCCGATCTCTCCACCCGCGTCATGGCTAGCGTTCACACGACGAAAGAACGAGATCAAGCGAGATCTCTTGGGTATCGCACCTTTCGTATCCTATCGTCGGTGGATGAAATAGAAAAGGGGGAGATCCTTTGCCCAGCATCTAAAGAAGCCGGTGCACGCGTTCAATGTTCTGATTGCAGTTTGTGCAATGGATCGAAACCAGGCGACAAGCGCAAAAACATTGCGATCGTTGCCCACTAAAAGACAATCCATATCAACCCCATTTGGCCGCCATTGAGCGGCCTTTTTGGGTAGTAGGTGATTATGCCTACTCGACAACGAAAGGATTAGATTATGATTCCACATGGCCTAGCAAAGCTAATTAAAGAAGCGGTTACTTCTGGACGTTTCAAGTCTGAAGATTATGCCGGAAACGATTGCGGTTCTTATAGTGGCCCTACGTTCAAGGATATGGGTGTTGGTGACACTATCACACTAATATCGGCACCTAGCCATGGTCCATCTAGAATAGAATGCTTAGAAGGTAAAATCAGCCTAACTGTTACGGATGTTATTGACGTTCCCGTATTCTGCGAAGATGAGCCAACCGATTTCTTGGAACCCCATTTCCTAATTGAACTAGACGACCAAATGAGTTGGTTGAATGATTGTGGCGAACGAGACGAGAAAGCATGGTGTGACGTAGAATCCAATCTTTCTGGTCAATACTCTATTTCTATTATTGACGGTGATTGGATTGCCGGGACTGCTACCAGGTCTGACTGCGGTTCCATTTTTCTTTCAATGAATACGATCAAGTTTATTAAGGTGTGAGCCCTAGCCACAACACCACACCACACCAACCCCATTTAACCCGCCCCGAGCGGGTTTTTTGGGTAGTAGGCATTCAAGCTTACTCGCAACACAAGGTTCACACTATGAAACGACTATCAGAACAAAGCATTAAGAAATATAGCGCTCATCAACTAGCGAAGCACATAGAAAGATTCATGGATTATTACGGGATCGACGACTACCGGATCGACTTAGTGATGGGGCGCGTCTTCAAGAAGTACTGGCCCACAACATTACCAGAGTCATTGGGGCCACACTCTTACCGGTTCTATTTCACATACTCTGCTCCCCACGGATTGCTGGGTATTCTAGATGATGTCTATTCTAAGGCAGACAAAAAAAACCAATAAAAAGACATAAGCCAATCTTTAGAGTTGACACAACCGTCAACTTCATATAATCAATGGATAGGCGCTAACGCCAAGCAACCAAAGGTTCACACTATGCTAGTTCAAAAATTCGACGATGGTTTTCTAACCCCCAAGCAATGCATTAATGACGACTTCGCAGACGAGTGGGGAAAAACAGACAACTGGGGTTGCTGGTATGTCGCCCAGTTCCAGCACCCTGACTACTTCTGGGATCCAGTATCAGTGGATGCCTACTTCAACGGTGATTGGTACGTTGTAAGCAAGACTGATTACAATGGCGCGTCGAGGGGACATAGCTCTGGTTTCGATAGCCGCAATGACGCGATTGCCTACTTCAAGCAATTGCTGAAAGATGAAAGAGTGTGTCCCCATTGCGGAGCGGATTTAAACTATGATGAGAAAGTAGTTGAAGCGCACAAATGTTAACCCCCAACATAGGCAATTAAAATGAACTACAAGGACAAAGAAACAACAGAATACGACGGCCCTGCCAACCCTGATAGAGCGGGATATTCAGTACCAGGAGACACGGAGGACGATAAAGCGTATCGTGATGGATTTATGCCTGATGATCCCCCAGCTAGTGATGATGATGATGATGATTGCAATTGCTGTGACCCGTTCTGCCCGTGCCCTGGGCGCAAACAACTGAGGTTCATATGAGAATCACGTTTGACTCTGTCTCAGGTTTAGTTTTATCCATAAACAAACACTTAAAACGCATGCATGACCTTGGGATTTTCGGGGGTAAATTCTCAGTCCGCGTTGACAAAGAACCCCTTCAGCTTAGGCGCCCCATAAAGTACCGAATCTCTATTGATGGGCCTTCTTGCTACGGTACCCAGATCCTAGGGAAGGAGGCCAAGATTCGGGATGTCTCGATCCGCTTGGAAGGTGTGTGGGCAGGATTGATGATTGCACGTAGGATTATCACCCCCAACAGAGAGGCCCCCAATGCTGACGGATAACTACATGTCGATGCTCAAAAGAGATCGCAAAAAACATTACGATACGACCTCCGGCCCAGAGATAGAAGGCGAGCACCCGGTCCCTGGCCTGTTTGCTTTAGTCCCTACAGTGAAGAACCACCATAAATGGTGGAGGATTAAGTATATGTTTCAAGGAAAAGAAGGGCAGCTGTCACTTGGTGTCTGGCCCACGATCAATTGCGCTGAGGCCCGGCGGCGAGCAATGAAGATCCGCACCCTGGTTGCAATGGGCATTGACCCGAGCGCCGAAAGAAAACGACTCAAGCACAAGCAATAGACTTGACTCAGGAGACAACAGGCAATAGGGTAATATTGGCTACTACAACAACAACCCCCCCCCTCCCCACAGAACACCCCCAACGTGGGGAGGGGGTTACATGGAAGGTTCAATTATTATGTTTAACAGAGCACAAGACTCGTTCCCTCTAGAAACCGCAAAGCTGACGCTCCGAGAGGCTTTGATTGACTTAGCAACCCAAGGCTTAACCCCTGACGAGATACGGACCGAATTTGATTCGGCAATATCCCGTGAGTTTGGGTCCCCAACTCCCCCAACCCCTGATCTCCCCAAGTCCCCAAGTCCCCAGCCCCTGACATCAGTCTCTGAAATTCTCAGGGGGCAGTTGCTCGGCTCGTTCCCTGGACAGTAAAGATATTGATTTTTTGTGGCGGTCGGACTGATAATCGGGTTCGACCGCAAAGGGGACACAATGAGGATTTTTAAGAATACGACCGTGCATATAGCAAACGCGATAGTTGAATATTGGGCTGATCAGGGAATGCACCCGGTATCGTGTGCTGATTTCGTCTACTTATATAAGGACGGATTTTTTAACAAGGTCACAAACCTCCACGGCTATATCATGAGCGAGTGCGAGGGGCTTAAGATCGGGGATGATAAGTTCCTTGGCTTAAGTTGGACATCTGTCGTCCAGATTGCTCGAGCTATTTTAGCCCATAGGGATATTTATAATGAGGACTTTTTTGATGTTGCCCCGGTAGGGGTGGGAGTAAGCGAGGGCTTTTTTGTCCCTGGCGTTGCGAAGCCGTCGCTTCGTCCTCATTCCCCAAATAACCGGCTGCGGGTTTCTTATGGGGATGCTCTAGACTTCGCAGAGCCCCATGCTTTTTTCGGGTTTCTTGATGAGGTCTTTGGTGGTGATATCGATGCACATGACAAGCGCTCTGTGGTTATGGAGTTGCTCGGCTGTGCTTTAAGTGGTGTAGAAATATCAAGAGCTGCGTTGCTTTTGGGGGCAGGCAGTAATGGGAAATCAACATTGCAGCTGCTGTTAACTGAAATAGTCGGTCCCCAACATACGAGCCAGGTCGAACCCAAGCATCTGGGGCAGGGTGGTACCAGTGCTTACTATTCGAGCGTGTTGGCTGATTCGAAATTAAATATTGCAGGCGAACTGAATGAAAACGCATTCAAGCACAGCAGTTCAGAAATTAAGGCCATGGTCTCACGAGATAGGGTCCAGGTTCGGTTGCCCTACGGCAAACCCTACTCGGCAAGACCAAGGGCTGTCCATATCTTTTCGAGTAACCACGCCCCAGAGATAACAGACCACACAACCGGATTTGCTCGGCGGCTGGTCATGTTGGAGTTCAATAACTCGTTTGAAGGGCGGCGAAAAAGCTTCAATGAAATTTGGTCCCCAATCAAAAGAGAGATCCCCTCTATCCTTGGCCAAGCTCTCCTAGCTGCCGGTCGCACAATGAGAATGAATGAGCTGTCAGTAATCCCCGCATCAAGTCACGAGAGGTTTAGCCTTATTAGGTTAAGCTGCCCTGTTGCTGATTTCTATGCAACGGCCTGTATTGGTGGCGAGGGTGAAACAAAAGCCAGCGATATTTTTGATGCGTTCGTAAAATTTATCGATAGAAGAAAGATCCATTGGGACGGAAACCCCACAAAGTTCGGAAGAAAATTTACTGAGCTTTTAGCGAATGACGTGAATAACCCAAAACGCAGGCGTGGTGGTTTTACCTATTACGCTTTGTCAGTCCGCCCTCACACGTCGTGGGGATCGGTAGACCACTTAAATTAAGGAGAGAAAATGTCCGGAGTAAACAAAGCAATTATTGTTGGCAGATTGGGCCAAGACCCTGAGCTAAAATACACCCCTAACGGTAACGCAGTTTGCAATTTTAGCTTGGCTACAAGCGAGAAGTTTAAAACTAAGAGCGGCGGCGAAAAAGAGGAAACTCAATGGCATAGAATCGTTTGCTGGGGGAAAACTGGCGAAATAGCTGCTGAGCACCTTTCCAAGGGCCGTGAGGTTTATATCGAGGGAAAAATAAAGACCCGCTCATACGAGGATAAGAACGGCGTAAAGAGGTCCGCCACCGAGATAGAAGCACAAACTGTTCAGTTTATAGGCGGAAAAAACGACAAAAGAGGCTCTGATGACATACCTTTCTAGTTGACTGAGGAGCCAACTGTGGTATTGTGGAATTAACAACAGAGAGGTTTTAGGAATGAATGATTTTTCAAAAAAATGGGACGAGGTTGGTCCCGACTACCCAAGGCCTGGCAGTTTCTCGTCTACGCATTGGATCCATGGGGTAGGGGGTGAAGCCCCATTCTCCCAGCATGAAATGCTCTGTGATATGGAGGGGATCTCAAAATCAGAGAACCCCGCTATGTCATGGGGCTTGCTTTTGGAACCGCTCATGGGCGAGCGTGCTTTAAAGAAAATCTCGACAAGGCTTGAGATGGACTTCGAGCTGCGCGACTGCCCGACGAGGGCGACAAGTTTTGGTGGTGCTATGTTTCGAGACACCTGTGATTTTCTCCTTACAATGCCTGGCTGGACCCAACGCTATGGGCTGGAGATAAAGACCAGTGCCAGCTTCAACCAGCGCAGGCTGTGGGGCCAGGAGTGGACCGCTGAAGTGCCCGAGCATGTCGCGATGCAGTGCCAGGCTCACATGGCGGCGAACGGGTTAGACCAGTGCTTCATAGGGTTGTGGAACTACTCCCCTGCTGAGCCTAGGATATACATCGTCGATCGTGATGATGAACTAATAGCAAAGGCCATGAATGGTCTTGCCGATTGGTGGCAAAAACACATCGAGAGAAAGGAGTCCCTGATTGTTGATGGCAGCGATGGGTGTACCCGGTTCTATCAGAGGATCGAGGCGATGGAGCCAGAGATTCTCGATGGGTGCAACCAGGAAGATCGTGGATTGATGCTTCAATATGCTGAGGCAAAGCGAGATTCCAAAGCCGCTGATGAGAAACTGAGTAAGGCAAAGAACCTTCTGCGTGAGCGCATTGGTCCTGCTGGGGGGATCTCATTCGGTGATGATGGTTCAGTAAAATGGAGTACCGGCAAGACTCGTCGGTTCTCTGACACATTAAGCGTGGAGATTTAAGATGACTGACATGATGAGAAAAGAAGACAATAACTTCGAAGCGCTAGAACAGGTTCTGGCTGATGGTAACTTGCAAGCGCTGACGGCTGAGCAGCGATGCCTTTACGTGCAGAAGATCTGCACTTCGATTGGTGTCAATCCAATAACCCGGCCATTCCAGTTTATCCGCTTTCAAGGGAAGGTGGTTTTATATGCAACCAAGGCCTGTACCGATCAGTTGAGAAAAATCCATGGCGTGTCGATAATCATCAAGAGCATCGAGACAGAGGAGAATGGTCTTATGACTGTTCACGCCCAGGCTACAGATTCGGCTGGCCGGACTGATGAGGATATTGGGGTGATCGATTGCCTCAAAATGAGAGGGGCTGACCTGGTTAACGCGCGCATGAAAGCTGTCACTAAGGCCAAGCGCCGAGTGACCCTTTCAATTTGTGGGTTGTCGGTTCTCGATGAGAGCGAGCTGGGGACGATGCCTTCCCACGAAACTCTCCATACCCCAGTGCCAGCACAGGCTCCGGCTCCGGTTGAGGTTGAGGGAAGATCTGCTGTCGATCCGAAAGATGCGATTCGAGCCATCAAGGCGAAGATTGAAGAGGGCAGACCGAAGGTAAAGCCTAAGCCGGTTGCGGTTGCGCCTAAGAAGGCTGCACCTAAGAAGGTTGCGCCAGAGACAGTCGAAGCGGTTGTGTCTGCTTCCTCTGTGAGTTCCTTTGAGTATGAACCGATCCCAGAGATTCCAGGAGGTGTGTCATGAGTATGGACAAGTGGTTTAAGCACCTCCAGAAGTTTGGGGTTAAGACAATCCCCTGGCATGGGATCAAGCCCGATGGGTCTTGCACTTGCCTAATCAAGGGTTGCACCAACAAGGGGGACCATCCCCTGGGTGGCTTTTCTCTGGAGGCATTCGAAGAGGGCCGATGGCCTTATGTAAACATCGCAATCGATGCCTGCGAAGGTGTCGCCGTGCTTGAGGTGACCAAGGAAGGTAGAGAGAGCTTTTCTGAGTTGAAAGAAAGGCATAACATCCAAAAGACTTGGGTGGCCAAGGGGTCAGGTGGGAGTTGGCTTGTTTTCTTTAAACGTCCAACGGATTTATTGAGCGTTCGGCCATGGGGAAATGGGATGTCTATCAGGAAGGATCCCATATTGGCACCACCTTCTCTTCTTCCTGATGGCAAGCGGTTGCAATGGATTGTCGCGCCTTGGGAATGCAAGCTCGGCTCCATTCCTGGTAGCCTTTTAGTTATTGTCGCAAGCTTGGGTAGCCCCCCAAGGAAGGGTCATTCGGCGACCGCTGAATTTATTAAAGAGGCTTATTGGGCGCAAGAAGGGAAGCACTGGAGGCTTGGGTCAGCGAAGGGACGCATGGCATGTCTTCTGAAGAAGGCGGCTGAGTTCAACAAGAAAAGTAACCCAAGTATTCCAGAGAATGAGCTTTGGAAGCTCGTGGAGAGCACGGTGACAGAGATAGAAGCATCCAATCTACCCCCTGTGCCAAAGGAGGCGGTTAGAGCTGCGTCTCTTTTTGGTGGAGAAATTGTTGAGCACCTAAGGCATAGGGAATAGGATTTATGACCACATTATCACTGGGGGATTATACGGATGACAAGCGGTGTCAGGGACGCAATGCAAAGATTTTACTCGTCAAAGAAGGCGCAGGAACTTCCGAAGCTAAAGAAGAAGAAGCGCCCGAAGGGGGAGTTAAGCGAGGAGCAGATTCAAAACCGCGTAGTAACCGCCCTTCGGAAATTAAAGTGTTTCGTGTTTCACATTCCGATGGGTGGAAAAAGAGACGCAATCGCCGCTTCACGGTTAAAGAGATCGGGAGCGGTGAGGGGGACGCCTGACCTGTGCATCTTGAATTCTCCGTGTGAGGGATTCAAGGGCGTGTTTTGGGAGTTAAAAGGGGACAAGGGGAAAGTTAGCGATGAACAGGTGCTATTCTTAAATCGCTCCGCTGAGCTGGGGTTTCTGTCGGTGGCAGTTTCCGGACTCAGTGCAAACCTTAAACTTGTAGAGGTGCTCTATGGGACAAACAGAACAAAAGAAGAGATCCTCCATGGAATTGAAGAGACCGACGGCGTACGACTGTTTACTGGAATTTCTAGAAGAGAAGGGGATGACAGTCAGGCGGTTTAGTGAGGTGTACGGGTTCAACCATTTTACGATTAGTAAATGGGGGAATAGTCACCGTAGGCCAAGGCTGGACATGGCCCAAAAATTAGAGAAGCTGACCGGAGGAAGGGTCCGGGCGATAGATTGGGATTAGTAATAACAACAACAACAACAGGGGATAAATACAATGGATAATCAGTTTTTAGCGGTGGCCGCATTGGTAATGGCCGCCGCGTTTGTGGGCGGTGTTTGCATAGGGAAGGGCTCTGCTAGCAGTACGGATATTGTCGAGATGAGTGAGAATGAGTTTCGCCAGCATCAATCCAGGGCAGCTGAACAGGATATGCTTAAAAGTCTAATGCTTTCTGAGCAGAGGGCGCAGATCCGACGCGATCATAAAGATGAAATTTCAAGACAGGATAAGTTAGACTTAATCGATATCATTAAGGGGGTGAAGTGATGCAAGAAAGAAGACCAACACAAAGACTTTTAGACTTAGAAGAGTCAATCAAGCTCGCACTGGCACACACGCTAGACGAGAAGGCGTGGTTCCACGGGTCGAGCGAGATGCATCCCGACAAGGAGTCAGCACCATACACCGAGAAGCATCTTGATATTGCTCAAGACTTAAGTGAGGTTGTTGAACTCCTAAAGGACGCTAGAAACAAGATGTATCCAAGCATACTTTATGGCCATGAGATTGATCCCCCCATGCCTAAAGCACCATGGGTGAAACTCGCACTGAGCGGGGCAGCTCTGGCTGTCGGTGTAACTGGGTTTTTGGCTGCAAACCCAGCAGCGACCAAGGCCCTGCCGTGGTAGTCGTCTGCATTATCTGTGCTGTGGTGGCATTAATCTATGGCCACTATCCTATCCCCTAGACTCCCGATTGGCCCTCGCCTACAATCTTATCATGAAGAGATTCACTTACCGGGTGGTTCCTGCAAATAGGAACGTCATCAGGGAGACTGGCATTATGAGCGATGACGAAGATAAGACGTATAAGATTATTCCGGTGCCTGTCGAGCGAGACGAGGGCGGACTAAACGCCATCGAGCTAATGAGCCTCTATGAGGGACTGATCAAAGAAAACGCTTTTCTAAGGGAACGTGTACTCAGACTAGAGCAACGATTAATGGAGGCACTGAACTAGCGGCTGTATCGATAAATCTTCCGTATCTCATTTCTGTCTAGCCATCGCACAATCTCCCCCTCCTTCGGCGTGAAGTATTTTACCTTCACCCGGTTTCTTGTTTCCGTAATTACCTTAGCACCGACAATGTTATTGAAATCGCAAAGCAGCATCTCGAACCCCTTTTGTTGTTAGATAACAGCATAGGGTATGTTGCCTACTGGGTCAACTTTAAAGTCTTGGCCAGTTAAATTTTGCCGTCGAGCGATACCTGGGCTTTCCGAGCGCTCCGCGAAAATCTACGTGAACCCAGGTTGGATAGAGAATGACACCACCTTCGTCCCCCACTTCTTCTGACGCGAGTGTGTAGAGTCTCAGAATATTTATGGGGACCTTTAAAGATGCAGAGGAGAACGTAAAGTCCGCAGCATACCCCCTGCCGTTTTCTTGTGGTTGGTGGAAACTTTTTGGTGCGCCCCCGACACTCTTATTATGAGACGGGCAGCGGACCCCTGATGATATTCGAAGTGGCTCTCCCACCGCCTTCCTCACTTCCTCAAGAACGTGAATCACTCCCTGATGAATTTCGTTTTCACCGCAGCAGGGGCACTTAAACTCTTTTGCTTGGAAATGGGGGCCAACCCACACGGAATCATGAATCATCTCACCAGCTCCATTTCAATCCGGCGGTTCCTTGCCAACCGTCTAGCCCCGCAGCCGCCTCTGCAAATAGGTTCACGTCACCGATAAGAGCATTCGCTTGAGCAAACGCCTCGACTTCTGTAGCTTTCTCGCCGCCAGCCCAATCCCCAGCAGCACGTATGCCAGCAAATAGGCTGTTGTGTTCACCAGTACCGATCGCATTGCTGAGAGCATCCACCGCATCATCGTTCACCACCTTGATTAGTTTTTTTTTGCTGCACGGGCCACCGCCTCAGCCGCTTTCACACGACCTCTTGAGTGGCTGTATCCGGCGCTTGCAATGCCGGCTGATAGCAACCCAGCAACCATCGCCCAGGTGCCGTTGATGAGGCCCTGGCCAACCAGACTGTCTAGCACAAGTGCGATGGCAGGCATGGTGACGGAAAGCAGAATCACCAAGGTTGATTGTTTCTTCTCGCTTGTTTTTGATCCCTCTTTATCCATTCTTAATCTCCCTAAGCGTTTTTTCACGAGTTTCTTGTTGCGCGGTGATCACACGTTGAGACTCTCGGAATTCCAAAAACTCGCGGTGGAACAATCCGACCTTAGCTCTCAGCTCAGAGATCGCAAGGAGTGTGTCTTTTTGGGATTCTTCTATCAGTGCCAAACGTACTTCTGACCCTGCACCATTCTTCTTCTTGCTTATACTCTCGACGAGCTTGAAGGCTCCCAGTACGATTGAGACAATAGCAGCAGTAGCTCCCGTCTGTACTGGGTCCATCCGTTAACTCCAAGGCAGCCCATTTTCAGTCGGTGGGTCAATCTTATTCAAAATCTGCTGCTCGACGTGAGCTTCAGACTTCGCCTTTTGATCGACAGTCATCACAGAGAAGAGCCATTCAAGAGCCATGTCCTTAGTCACTTCAGCGTAGGGCGTGAAATCTTGAATGCCATCGATAGGCAACCTGCACGTCCCGATAATACTGCCGTAGGCTATTAACGGATCCCCCCCTGGCTCGGGGTTCGGGTACTCGCGAGAGTCGGTGCAATTCCAGTGCAGATTAAAGATTACTTTCTCGCGACCGTCCTTAACCTTCCAGTCGTTGCAGTTTGATATATTCCATGTTGCTGCCATTTCTAGTTTCCTTCTTTCAGTTGAGCAATTTCACTCTTTAACTCTTGCACCGCTTTAATTAAAAGCGGAACGATGTTTCCGTAATTCAAGAGCCATAATTGGTCGAATTCGTTCCCCTCGTTGTCCAATCTTTTCGCGTCAGGTAACGGTTCCATAGTTTGAGGGTCACGCGGAGCATTAACGGCATAAGGGATATGATCGATGACTTCCTGTGCGATGACGCCCGTCCAAGCCCCACGGGCATTTTTCCCGTTTGTGACATCACTAGGATCATCCCACTCAAAATCGACTACTCGAACTTTATCAAGTGTATCAAGGGCATTTGCGCTGGTATCAACGATGTTCTTTTTGATGCGTCGATCTGAAGTCGTATTGATAGGCTCGTCCCCGATGTATAATGTGGCGCTTCCACTACCGTTTGACCTATCATCTATATGATTGGGATCTAATGTCTCTCTGACATAATACCCCGTTGACGCTCCGACCGCTCCCGACACATCCATCCGAACTGCACTGCTTGCCGTTTTGGCAACGCCGACGTTCCCAGCTGAATCAATCCGCATCCGCTCGGCCATCGTTCCGCCATCAGAGGTCTCGAAGGCCATGTAGGAATCGCGGGTGCTGGCCGTTGATGTCCAGTTAGTTTCTGTTGCAACTGTGATTTTAGCGGAGTCTTCAGTGGCAGGACTGGATGCGTCATAATAATACTGCTTAAAATGGATAGCCGATCCGGTGCCGTCCATGGTTGCAGCATTAACGGTGTTTTCGAGTGTAAGAAAATCTACAATGCTTTCGGCTGTTCCCGCTTTTTGAATCGAGACATCACCGTTGTTTTCCATCCTCACAACGCCATTGGCTGTCCCATTATTGAACATCGTGAATCGCAAAGCGCCATCGGGCTTGGCGGTTCCATTTATGCTTTCACATACGATCGTCGCGCAATAATCATCGCCCGCCGACGCATCAGAAGACGTAAAGGATATTGCCCCTAAATCCGTGGCGCCGGGATTGTTCCGACTGTCACGAATCTCAAGCACTGGGGATGTGTCTGATATCGAAACATCACCCCCGCTAACACTCAGGAGATGCGTCGGCTCCGTCGTCCCAATCCCGACCTCGCCCGTGGATTTAATAAATATACGTGGGGATCCGCTCGTATAAAGTAACAGATCATTAGACTCTTGCTGATTAATATGGAAGGTTTCTGACGCGTCCAGGCCGATATAGCATCCATCGGTCGCCGTGTGGTTAGTCGTTGAATTGGTAAATTGGATACGTGCCGCACTGCTATCCGACTTCGAAAGATGCAAAAGCTCAACCGGTGCCGTCGGCCCTATGCCGACATCCCCCGTTCCACTGCTAACAAGCCGAACCGATTCCGAACCATCGGTGGTATCAATCTTAATGTAGTCCTTGCCATCGAGACCTTCGATCTCCACAGCAGCCGCTTTGTTGTCGGGAATGACATCAGTCGTGGCAGAGAATAACTCGCCGAATGTTATAATTTTTGCATCAGCCATAACTTACCTCACTTCGCCGCTGTGGCTTTGATGTAGAGATCTCCCTGCATAGGGCCCACACCATCGTCATCATAAGTGCATCGTACGTGCGAGAGCTTCATGTTGAAGTTCACGATGGTCAGAACCTCATCTGTAAGGTCAATCGTCTGGATGTCACACCCAGCAGTAGTGCCGGAGCCAGAGCCAGCAACCTCAACTCCATCGTCCTGAGTAATTACAGACTTCAGCCTTACTCTGAGATTGGCAGAGCTGCCGGAGGAGTAGAACTCCCAGGTTTGCCTGCCCTGGTCCTGGACCTTTAAGTCCATGGCGAATGTCTCGGTTGTTCCAGATAGGCCTGCAAATTTCTTGGTTATGGTACGCATCAAATCCTCCTAGGCACATGGCGGGACATATCTTCATCCCAAGTGGTCATTATCCCATGGCCCTTTGCGAGGGGGTCATGGTGTTGTCAACTTCCTTCTTCAGGGAGGCTAGGCCCCTCTGTGGTCTCGGCTCTGGCTTCTCTTCTTCCTGGTATGCTGCTTGTAATGCCGACATAGCAGGAGCGGTTATCGATGCCTCCATTGGAATATTGAAGAGCGTCGATAACATCAGCCTATCACTGTATTTTGTTTTACTTCTAGTCTTTTGGTCAATTATCGATTCTCGTATCTTCCCCACAAAATCGGCGTAAATCTTCGGATGCAATGCGCTAAACGCATCCGCCATCCCCTTGGTCAGCGTCCTCGACCTGGACGCTGCGATCACGACCTTGATTGGATTCTGTGCCATGGCATAAATCTGGTTCATCTTGTCAAAGGCATAGTCCGGACCGCTGACGCTCTGCTCTCCAGTGAGGGGGTCCATCTTTATATTGATTTCCTTCGGCCTTATCCTATTGATAACTTGAATGGATTCCGCCGTCTGTCGCTTAATCGCATCGCGTATCGTGGGGGACTCGTTAATGTCGCTAGTGGCTTCCTCTATTTTTGAGTGCAATAGATCTGGACTGCTTCCCAGGGTTGTAATTGTGAGGAATGCCTTCTTCTCTGTTTGCCTTTGACGCGAGTCTGTTTTTTCTTCTCGACTGCCGAATGCCGGGCTATTCTCGTTTTCCCTGTACGTCGCCAACAAGTCTGCCATATAAGCATTCGCCGCACTCTGTGTAACCTCCATGGCATCGATGACAAATCTTCCGTCCTTGCCGATGTTGCTAATTACAGATTTTACGCCATCATCAAAAGCTTCCTTCCCTTCCTTTTCAAGCTGCTCAATTCTGGCTAGACGGTTTAGCTGCTTGTAGGGGCTTCTGAATGCCTTCAGGGCAGACCCTGCCAAGTTAGCGCCAGCGGCGATCCCTATCATCTGAGGAATAGACCCGCTGGTGAGCGCACCGAGAGTAAGGAATGCTCCAGCCTGCTTTTTGCTAATGGCTAGGAGCTTCGACTTTAGGAGATCCTTCGCCCCAGAAACCATCCCAGAAACGTAATGACTCTGCTCTGATGGTGCGAATATCTTAACAAGTTCAGCAAGCTGCTCCGAGCCTTCTAGAGAGTTATACGCCTTAATGTTCCTGGTGATTGTCTCCTGATAAAGAGCAGGGCTCTGCTTTGTAGCCGCCAATACTTCCTGAGTATAGGCGTCGGTGGCCTCAGATAGCTTCTTGTACTTCGAGATAGCCTCAAGCGCCTTCTTGTCACCCTTCTCCGCTCTATCTATGAGGTCCTTTATCTTCTCCGCAGGGGCATCTAAGAGACCATGCTTCTCAAGGTATTTCCTGGTCTCGTTCTTCACCTTAGACCATCGCGTATAGATATTGCTGGTCTTCGAATAGAACTTTGCCGCCGCCCCAAGGAACTGTGGATTGGTGAGCGTCCCTTGGAAATATTCCCTGGTTGGGCCAAGCATTCCCCAGTCATCCAGGCGCATCCCGCCCTTTTCAACTGCGGTATAGATGATATTTCTGATGCCTTCGTTTGCTTCAACTAGGACATCAGCAAGGTGGCCCGGAAGGCTAACGTTCTGCCTTAAGAGGTTGGTCGCAGGTGCCTTGACGGACTGATAGAACTCCACCCTTCTCAGTCTCTTTGCTGCTTTTCTCGACTGGAAGGCGATCTGTCTTGCTATCTTGTTGAATGTCTCCGGGCTCCCTCTCATTGTGTCATGCCCGGCAAGCGCCTTAAGCCTTGCGGCAAGGGGGTTCAGGGTTTCATCAGCAGCCCCTAGTAGGTTCTCTGATGTGTACTTCCCTGGATTGAATGCAATGTCCTCTAGGTCATGGAGGTGCCCCTGGTAGGATGCCTGAAAGCCTATTGCGTCGAAGTCACCCTTCAGGTCTTCGAACCCCTTTGTTCCGGGGAGAATCTGATCAACGGTCTGCTTCCTGACTCCGTTGGCTGCATCAAAGAAGGTGTTGTTTATCTGCCTTGGGCCAGTCCTAACTATCTCATTGAGTGCCGCCGCGAGGTTCGTTGCGTCCTCTGTCTTTATAATGTCGTCCTTCTTGAGCGCATCCAGAACCATTTCAGGTGTTGCTTCTTTGCCCTCGAAGATCTTCGCAACCTTACTCGCATCCGCCTCACTGTATTCACCGGTAAGCTTCTGGAGCTTCTCGGCTGACCAGCGATTCATCTTCGGCGGTATCTTAAAGCCCTTCTTCCAAAGCGCTAACGCCATACCTGAAGAACCAGGAAGAGCAGCCAGGGTGGCAGAGATTCCACCACCAATCGCGCCACCCTGACCGGATGCCCATAGCGTTGCCACTAGGTCATCTGCATTTCCTGTATAATCAAATTCTGCGGCTGCCTGCGCTCCAGCAATAATCGCCTCTTCGGTAATCCCCGAAGCAACCACTGGGGCTGCGGATGCCAAAGCAGCCAAAGCCTTCTGATTCTTTGCTAGGCCCTTGGCTCCTATCTTCCCTGCTATGATCTTCGCAGTCTTCGCGCCTGCGGCCCTTCCTGCTGTGCCCGCCAACCCAGCAGGCGTCCACTTCACAAGGGGTCCGACTGTACGGCCCATCCTGCCGAGTGCTCCAGCCGCAGCTCCCTTTGCTGTAACCGCAGCCCCCTTTGCCGCCAGCCCCGTGCCGCCACTTCCGACAATGCCGACCCCCATACCTAGTATTTCACCAGCCATGGATTCAACGGGCCTGAATCTCTCTAATTCCTTGCGTTCCTCTTCGGAGACAATGGATGGGCGATCAATGCTTCCCATCCCCCACGGCAACTCGATTGGTGCCCCTCCCTCAAGAAGAACATCACTTGCATCCAGGGAGATACCGCGAGCTGCGCCGAGTGCTCCAGCCTTTAGCCTTTGCTCTGGGGTGCTGTAGTATGCCTCTTTTGCTATATCCTCACGTACGGTTATAGCCTCAGCTGTTGATAGCGCGCGACCACCTGCCTTGATGACATCTTCATAGTCTTCGCTTTCGACCTGGGTCGAAGTACCATCCCCGCTGTCCATTAGGATGGTCTGGTTCTCCTGAAGGGAGTATGCGCCGGAGTCCAGTGCTCGTTGGAGTAAGTCGGTACCTACCCACCTCTGGCGACCTGTCTCTTTCTCGATTACGTATGGCATACTACCATTCTCCGGTTACCGTTGTTTAGCTAGATCTCTATCAGTCTTTGTGACCCGCCAGAACTCTATCTGCCTTTGTGACTTTCTTGTACTCATCCTCAAATGTCTTTTGGTTAACATTGGACCGTATCGCGTCCACCTCTCTCATCAGTATAGCCTTCCTTAAATGCTTGTCGGCGTTGACGAACTGTGGCATGTCAGAAAGATTAAGGAGGGTAACCATCTTGCCCAGATTCTTTTCGAACTGAGCTGTTTGCTCATCGCCTGCGAACAGTGTGTCTATTGTCCAGCCAGGAATTGCAGCCCTGATTGTAGCTATGAATCTCTTCTGCTCATCTTCGTTTAGGTTTCCGACCTCACCACTAGCCCTTAGGAGCGTGACGGCCATGAATGAGAGCGTTTTCTCTACAGATCGCCGCTCTTCGAAAAAGTCAAAAGCATCCTTGTCTGTGGCAAAAGTTCGGCCAGTAACCCCTGCAATCATCTCCGCAAAGGCACCAGTTGTCTTCTCTGCCGTACTCAGCTCTCCCCACTGGCCAATCAGCTCCTCAAGCTCTTTTAGAGATCCCGCTGCTTGCTCTTTCGCCGTGTCCTGCTTGGTCTGCTTTCCTTTTCTTCCTATGCCTATTTGGTCTGCATGATTCTTCAGCAGTCCCTTCTGGTACTGGGCTGTCACCTGAAGTTGCTTATTATCCGCATACAGCTTCTCTGACTGTTCAAGTCGCTTGTATGCAGTCTCAACCCCCAGCTTAGATGCTACTGCGTATGCTTTCTTCGCATCTCCAAGGGCATTCATTGCCCTGCCATAGACATTGTGCTGAACCTGCTCCTTATCTTTCAGTGCGTTGTATTCCGCCTTCTGCGCATCAACATCTTTATTTACCGCATCCATAACCATTTCGAGCGCGGTATTCTTTCCCCCTGTGAGCGACTGCGCTGCTGCACCGAGACCGGATGCGAGTGCAGCGACTACAGCGAAGAGGGTATTTTCATAAACGCGGAAGGGCTGGATTCTGAAGTCCTTAAGCTCCTGCCCAATCTCCTGGTATGTGGCCTCCTCCTCGTCCGCCTTTGCCTGGGCGGCTATTTCTTCGAATGACAGATCTACAACGCCTAGATCTCCCTCTGTCTGCTCCAGTAGGTCTGCAAGCTTTAGGACTTCTCTATTCGGTGGAATATGAACTGTCGGGGCAGGCCCCATGGTGTCGGGCGCTTCCACTGGGACCGAAGGGGCAGGGGCGGCCATCGCAGATTTATCAATCTCATCACTCGTTAGCCCTCTGTACTCCATGTCAACCATCTGAGATGCAAGCGCCTGCACTGCTTCGTTTTGAAATATGTCAGAGAGAGGCACAGAGCTTAGGGAGTCGGGGTTTTCCTTGCGCCAGTTATCGATCCTCCTGTTAATCATCTCCTCAGCAAGGATGTTGCTCCCAGCCGCGTTGCTCTTCATTTGGCTGATGATGAAATCCTCACCCTCGTCTCCTGTGTAAACAGGGCGTTCTGTTGGGATGGGATCTTGTTCTTCCATGGCATCTTTGGGGACAAAAGCGCCGCCTGCGCGTCTATCCCCTGATGCAGTCTGACTGATGGCGTCCCTGTAGCCGTCCATTACTTCTTCTCCAGTCTTTTTATGCGATCATGCATTTCTTTTTGTGCGACGATTAGAGACTTAAACGCCTGTGGTACGTCCACACTCTTAACGCCTTCAACCTCAGTTACTGCTTGCTGGCCAAGGGATGATTTCTCCATGCTCTGTGCCATCACCCCCATCTCAGGGGTGTTCGCTCCGGGCATATTGTATTGAGCAACATCCAGGTTATCGAGAAAATCGTAAGCCGCGTTTTTGGTCTTCCCTCTATCGATGTCTGACTTTATGCGCTCGTCGCTACCGATCAAGAGAGGGAGTGCTGCTGCGCCAAGAGTAGCTACGCCGCTAAGGATACTTCCCCATAATGAGGAACTCCTGCTTGCTGCTGCTTGTTCTCTCTCAAACCTTAGGCGTTCCTGGTTCATTAAGGCCTGACCACCCTGCTCCACCGCCGCCTGCTTAAATGCATCTAGCTCCTCTTTGGCTGATTCCGCTTCGTCAATCCTGGCCTGCTTTATCTGCCTTTCGAATTCGGCGTCTGTCTGTTGCAGTCCCTGATTCAGCGCTTCCATCTGCGCTGGGGTCAATCCAAGCGCCCTTGCTCTCCCTACGATGCTATCTCGCTGCTGCTGCGCGTTTCGCCTGGCCTCCCGCTCAAAGGACGTAGCCCGCCTAGCCGCAGCCTCTTCCTCTGGCGTACGATACATAGCCCGGAGTTTTGTTCTTTCTTCAAGCTCACGCCTCTTCTTTACTAGCTCTGGGTCCGACCATGCCATCCTCTTTGCTTTTTGTCTGGTTTCCCCCGCAGCTAGCTGGTCCCTTAACTCCCTCTCCCTGGCCTGGCCTGCGCCATGTTCGTATGCATGACCAGCTTGGATATCTCGAATCTCCTGGTTGATCCCCTTGCGCCACTCCATATAGTCGTCAGCTTCCTCATGACTATCCCACTGGCCAGCATCAATCCCCTCGTCGTATGTCTTTTTTCTTCGGGCATCCTTCCAATCATCTACGGTGTCATACCCCGCTTTTTTCGCGGATGCCTCCTCGCTCCTTTTTCTTTTTTCAGGATCGACCGTTAATGTGGTGGTGTTCGCCATCACGCAACTCCCATGTTATTGTTGACTAGTCGCCAAATCTTGTCATCCATTGAGCTGTCGCCCCTCTGGCCAGGAAGAGGTCCCTGCGGGGATTGTTCTAATATATCCCTTACCATCCGCATTGCTTCCTCACCCCGCTGGTCACCAATCACACCTAATGCATTATTTAGCTGATCAGCGCCTTCGCTATAGGCGTCCAGTGTCCTAAATCCTGCTGCCGAATCCTGCTGGGCGCGATCTCTCTGGAATGCTTGAGTTGGATCTATCCCGCGAGCGGTGCTCAAGTCAGGAGGAGCAGGAGGGCCAACAAATTCCGAAGCCGCAGCACCACCTGGGGGTGTATTGAGGGTCTCCATAAAGGCCGTTCTCTCCTCTGGGGTTTTTCTCACAGGTATAGTTTTTTCTGCTTCTTTCGGTGCTTTCATCTTCTCATGGATGACAGGAAGAGCAGCCGCGCCGAGAGTGGATGCAACGTTTAATCCCAGACCAATCATTTTGATCTTCTGCGCCGCCGCGAAGGCTTCTTTTGCGAATGCCAACCGAGCAGATGCGTCTCTCATCCGCTCCTCAGAAGAGACCCTTTTTAGGGCCAGCTCTCTTTCTCGGCCACCCTTTGCTATATCCTCAGCCTGCTTTCGCTCCATGTATTCTATGCCGCTCTGTATCATGGCCGCCCGTGAAAGCTTTTCGGCCAGTACCGGGTTATTCCCAGCCTGCCGCATTGCTTGATCTAGAAGCTGCTGCTGTCTGAGCACTGTTGCTCTATCTACTGCCATAATTAACCTCTGCCCTATGTCGCGACCTGTGTTTTCTCTACGTTGTATACTGCTTTTGCCTGCCTTGGCGCTATGAGTAACCCGAGACCATTAAGCGCCGGTGGCTGAGAAGAGTCTGTCGTACCCCTGCAAACAATATCCACATGGAACCGATCTACCTTCTGCTGCTGTGGTTTGATCACTACCTCTCTTTCGCTGCTCGATGATTGGGTATACGAAAGAGTCTGAGAGGAGGAGTATGTGCCCAGCTCCGAAGCGTATGAGATGCTAAATTCACCATACGAAGCAGTGGTGAATGGCACCGCTAGCCTGTAAAGACGGCACCCCGATAAAAACTGAGGGAATTGTATCTCCCCTGTTTTTACGTTCATCTGAACGCGGTAGTAGCCACCTCCGCCGTCCTTGCTTTGAGAGTAATCCGCATACCTATAGGATGATGATGAGCTTGAGTCGATCGTAGCACGAAGCCAGACACCGCCCTTATTGTCAGTAAGGAACAGATCCCTCTTTCCGTCAGACCTCTTCACATAGCTACACCCGCTAAACTTCTGCCCCGTGGTGTCTACCGGCACTTTCCATGTGTACCACTGATTAACCTCATAGTTGTAAATGATGATACTCATCCCCAACGATGGCAAGTAACTGTTCGGGTCTTTGGCCCAGCTCCCACTTGACCCCGTAACGAAAACGACTTCGTTCGTCTCGTCCAGAACGGACACTCCGGAGATGTTCCCCATATACGTGCTAACGCCCCATTCCCCATCAATGGGGGCTCCCAGATAGCTAAGGTTCTTTCCGTTTAATAAGTATAGCCCATGCGTAGATTGATAAACAACGCCAGCCGGAATCCTTGCTGTAGCACCACCGACCATAACCCCCTGATCAAGGTAAAGAACCTCTGGCGGAGCGAACCCCCCTTCACTATTAAGAAAGTCAGGTCCATCGCCTGCCATAGAATAAACAGCATTCTTATTAAAGGCCAGCAGGGTCTGGCCATCACTCTCGATGTTTGATGCGCCTACCCCGTTGGTCTCCTCTCCTATATTAATAGTATTCCCTGCGGCAAATACCGGGCAAACCGAAGAGCCTTCGGTCCCTATTGAGGAGGTAAAGGACTGAGAAGGATAAACATACCCATCAACAGTTGAAACACATACATGGTTTTTGTGCTCTGTAATGTCAGTCGGGCAAGAAGGCTGGACAGGGTGGTTATACACAAGGGCTGAAGCGTCTGTTGCGGTGTCCTTGAACTGGAGCGACTTGTTGGGTGTGTCAATCTCGATGATTGCCATCCTTGCGTTTGTGTTCAATGGCTGCATTTTTATGAGTCGAAGCGATATATTTAGTAGCTCCTCAGTCTCTTCCACCATCTCTGATAGGCTTACGGATGCGAATATTGCGACTGATACAGACGACGGGTTCATGTCAGCGATATCTTCAATGTCTGTGCTTGCGCTATGGCCTGAGCGGGGAACCTCGTAGCCGATGCTTTGAGTGGGGGCAGATCTCTTGTTTGTTATCGCCGTATTCGCAATCTGAATAACTAGCTTCTTCCCGCTAGACCTTACAGGTACAATTCTATTCGTGCCTCCGTCTCCGAAGAAATCAAGGCCGCTGTAATGGGTAACGCCCATATCGTCTTTCCAGAAATAGGCGGCGGCAATAATGTAGTCCCCTTGGTTGATGCCTTTTACCGCCACACCCCCACTTGTGAAATTCGAAATGCCAACGGTAACGGACTTAATTAGGGGCTTCTGGAGGAACCCATTCTCGACAAACTTTCCACCATTAAATGCCCAGAGAAGCCCAGATCCTATAAGCAGGGCTCCATTTATATTTGCGCTTGGATAGGTCCTTGGGGGGAAGAAATCAGCGATGCCTATACGTGGATTGAATGGAGCCATATATTGATATGCTCGTTCCGCGTGTTCAATTACGGATATCCCAAATGCGGGCATAGGGTATTCAGAAAGAGACGGTGGATTGGAGTACTTGTAGGGTTGAAGTATGGAGTTAGTCCGATGGTAGTTCAGCCTAGATCGAAGGGCGAATAGCGGCGTATTGCTGTATTCGGTGACGGGCACGGTTATCTGCTGCATTTCATACGGATGGCAAAGGACTGCTTGGCCAGGGGCGTAGGTCCCGACAGTCTCTCCATCCTCATTGAATAGGCAAGTTCTTGCGGTTGAGGGATCTCCAGCAAAAACCGAATGCCCCACGAAGTAAGCCTTGCTACCGGAGTAAGGATACCATGCGTCCGATAGAATGTTTATATTCCTGCCGAGGACCTTTGTATCTGAGCTATTTGCTAAGTTTTTCCTGATTATCCATCTGTCTTCAGAGCATATATAACTGTTGGCCGACCCTGCATCTGTTGTTGTTTGCCATGTACTGCTGCCGGCCCCTATCCTGGATGCGACTTCGACAAAGAGATAAATGGCATCACCGGTAATACTTTTGACGTTGGTTATCGCGGCATTCGCTACAACCAGATTAGCGCAGCTGAATTTGTTGGCCGATAAGTTATAAGACACCTGACTCGTTCCGACCCCAAGACGGTTCCTTGTCACGGCCAGGTCATCAGGAATGTTCCATGTTGAGCTTGATGTTGCCCTGTCCAAGAGTGGCTTTATTAACGATGCGTTCCAGGACCCAAAAGCGCTGTCTGACAATGCCGGAGCTGTATACACGTAGATATCGTCATCTTTGGTGGCGTCCGAAGAGAAGACAAACACAATCTTGTTGTTAGCGTGATTTTCAAGGCTTCCGGCATCTGTGTGGTTAATGCATTTTAGAACGAAACGACTGGGGACTGCGACGTTTGTCCATTCGGAGGGGTCCGTACCGCCAAATGTAGCCTTGGCTGATCCTCCCATAGGTAGAGCGGATATTATCTGTGTATCAGATACATCCGCCCTTGGAACATTCGTATTCCCTACTGGAATTGTGTCTAGATTCTTATTTACTGAGTTATACTTGTAATACTGAAGTTTTGTCGTGTTTGTGGCATCATTCGTATAGTAGACATATGCAACCCCGTGGTCATCTTCTGTGGTGTAGGCTAAGTCTGCGTCCCAAATTGGATACTTGTAATTTAAGTCAAGGAATCCGCTCTGAAAATCGCTCAGCAGGTAGACCGTTCCAATCGCGGATACTGCGCTGCTGAAATCAAAAGTTGCCTGAAAGATAGACCAATAGCCTTCAACCCCGGCAACTGAATCTTCAATATTTGTTTGATACGAATACTGCGCGGCGAAAGTCAGAACAACTACATTGTCAGTCATACTAAAGAGCATAGGCTGGGTCGTGAAGTACATGGCATTTTTGCCTGTCTCAACATTGAGGTATGCACTCACATTAGGCATCCTCGAATCAGATCGAGTTTTAACGCTTGATGTCCGATTAAAAGAATCAGAGGCACCCAATTCCTTTACTATCGCATAGTCTGAAGTTATTGAGTCCGCTGTCCCATCAACAAAGAATATCGACGCTTTAGCGTTTGAGTAAGCACCGACCGTGTTGTTGAATGGGCCTTCTAAGATAAGCTGATTGCCATCTTCAGCTACGTCAGCCCACGCTCTCGTGCTCCCGTTTGTGCTGTCACTCCCGTATCCAAAAATACGGAGCATATCGTCCTCAGCCGGGGTGGGCGTTCCGTGTGAAACACCATAATCAGTGGCATCTACCTTGGAGATGATGAGGTCTCTATCTACAAAATCCTTAGTCCGTAAGGGGCCGCCTATATACGGTATACTGATTGGGACCGCATCATAAAGTAAAACGCCTGTTGCTTTATTGCGTATGGAGTAAAGAAGCCTCGATGGCTTATTCCTGTAGTTATGGGTGTCATCTGCGTTCACAAACGACTTAATATTAGATTCATCGTCCTCAGCCCCGAACGGCCTAGATTCCCATACGAAGATCTCATAAAGATCATTATCTGAGCCAACCTTTATCGTGGAGTAAGCAGGGGCTCCGTCCATGGACGCTGAGTTAACATCCACCGACTCCTGTCGCATTTGGACATTTACGCATGTACCACGATCCTTGAACTTACCGCTGGTGTATCTGGAGTATGCTTTTTCCCCATCAAAGACCACCAACTCATCTTGATGATGAGCTGCGCCAAAAAGCTCGCCAGGTTGGGCAGCACCACCAAGCTCCGCCCAAGCCTCCTCATGGAATCCATTTCTTGGGTTTAGCTCTCCGGTCTTGGTTATTGAAACATTCTCGGCTAGCCGAAGTTCGCCCACTGGTTGCGCCATTTCTGATGTTTTTGTATTGACACCCCTCGCGAATGGGAACCCTACGTTTTTCTTCTCTAATGCCATTAAAACACCCACATATCGACTGTACAGTCATTGTCGCAAGACAAGCTTAGGCTTCCACCGCCTGCTCCACTCCATATATTAGAAGGACGGTCTTGATTTAGAATCATATACTTGGAGCCACTTCCAACACCAGGGATTGGGTTCCTTAAAAGCTTATACGCATACAGGCTCCCTCTCATGGTGGAGGGGAATCCATCCAAGATGACATGAGTAGCAAGGGTGTCATAGCTTTCGGCCTTAGACATAACCCGTGAGACGCCGGGAAGGAGATCAGAGGGTGCAGACAGGGATGCTGGACCAAAGCGGATCGGCTCGTTGATATTTAAGGTTGCCGCTATTGCGTCCGTTACACGAAGGCATGGGTCAATTGTTCCGGTTGTGAATCCAGTTCTGCTCGTATAGCTCACACTTTGAAGTACGGAATAGAGCCCCGTGGCAAACTCAACGACCGCACCACTCTCTGCGCAGGCTATGTACGACCCAGTGTCTTGATAGTGGTCTGCTATATTTGTGGCCGTAGTGTTGTTGCTGACTTCGGCATCCCAGTCTGAGCCTTCTGTCCCTGTCCTAAATGTGTTTGACGTTCTGACGCTGACAATAACACCCGAAGTAATGGCGCTATAATCATCAACTGTTAACAGGTATCTGTTTACGCCATTTATCTGCGCCGACGAGCTTGATGCCGTTGATTTCAGCTTAACGCCAGACAGAAGGTTGCCGCCCAGGATTCTACTGTTCTTTACCTGGTTAAAGGTGTTCTTAACCCTCGTTTCGAGATCGTTCAAAGCCCCGTCTTTGTGCTTTGCTTCTGTAAATCCCCGAAACGCCATATCTCATCCTAGATCCAGTTTATGTAATCACGAACGCCTGTCCCTACTTTAACATCTGCTATTGCCCGGCTCTCTCCTGGTGTCCGGTCCTTGGCTGCCAGCATCAACCTATGTCTGACACCCTCTCTCTCTGCCCCCAAAATCTGAGTGTCTGATTCCTCTTTCTGGAGCATCTTAATGGCTGCATCCAAAACAAGGAATCTCTCAAAGCCATTAGCGAGGGCTTTATCTACAGTGTAGAGTTGGTCGCTTGGGGAGCCGGGATCAAACTGCTGCGGCTCCGGTATCCACCACAGTGTTACCGTCCCCCCTGGCGGGCTTTCTGGGATAAATCGAATTTGGTCGCCCTGGATAATGAAGAAGGTATTCGCCATGTAACCCTGCTTTAGCATCGGGCTCTCGTAGGCATTTCTTTCTTGGAACATATAGCGTCGGATTCTTCGAGTCACACCGCCAGAAGCGAAGTCGCACCCAAGGGCTTTCCAGAAGTTGTCAGGGAGGTCCTTAACGTTGTCACCATCGTCATGTCCCGTAGGAAGGGAGAATGAGGTAGAGCTTACATAATAAAGCTCGTACTCGTTCACCATCATCTCATGAAGCTCTGCAATGGCCTCATTGATGTAGTCAGTCACTTCAGCATCTGTACAGAACGTAGAGTTCTCTTGATCTGCACGACGCCTTGACCTTGTGATCAAGCTTGACAGTGATGTTGTATTTCTTGCCATGCTTTACCTCAAAAATAGAAGGGGGCCGAAGCCCCCATTCCATTAGTAGTCTTCATCATCACTGTTTAAGGCTATCTGGACAAAGTCGAGCAAGGCCTCACAGGCGTCCTTTTCTTTGTCTTCTGATGCCTCTATCCCAATGGCACTGAGGAACTCGCTGCAGGCGCCCAGTAGGGCCTCCTTGGGTTCCAGTGAGTCTTCTTCCTCTTCACCCTTGGACTTCTTGTTCTTCTCAAGGATCATCAGAGCTACGCCATTCTTTTTGGGCATGACGTATCTCCTATGGTGTTACACTTGAGTTCTTCAGGACAAACATAACTGAAACAACGTCGTTTTCCGTAAGGGCTTGGTCAAACGTTAGTGCAACAACACCGGTAGTGTTTATTGCTGAATCAGTATAAGAAAGCACCTGGGTTGGGTTGGTTCCACCGCCGGCAGGAGACGACACAACAACTGAGAGCCCAAGAAGGGCGTTGTACTTATCATCCATTGTCACCGTCAGAACAGTACTTGCCCATGCAGCACTTGCGCCCATCCCGTTAGTCAGGGTCACGGCAGTTCCCGCGCCAATGGTCGCCTTACACGCAAAGATGATAACATCCTGCTGTATCGCGTTGACGCTTTTAAATGACCGATTAGCCATAGTTCACCTCCTTAAAGTGCAACGCGAACATTAAATCCTGGGGCATTACATGCAACGTTACCGTAGAAGCCGATTCGGACTTCGTAGGCATCTTTTTGCGCCTGCCGCAAGATTCTGTTTCCGTCCAGATCAAGGATGTGAGGTGCTCCGCCAAGCGAGTTCAGAGACCAGGTGTCAAGCTGAAGCACCCATGCAACGTCTGGCTGACAGTTCTGGTCAGGGACAACATTGATAACTCCGTTTGGTCCTTGGACTGCGAGGCTTCTGAACCCGACGTCAACATCCCTTGCCTTAAGCTCGTCATAGCGAACTCTTGATCCAAGAGACTTTTCTAGGTTGATGTATGACTCATAACTCATGAGGCATGTATCTGGTCGAGCACCAGCTCGGGCTGCCTTGCCTGCTGCGGAGACCAAGGCCTCTTCGATTGGCATTGCAGACCCGTCAAAGCGGATGCCGCCCAGTCGCTCCGTATCCTTTGTCCTAACCTGGCCGAAAAACGCCGTTGCACTAGGAGCAGCAGACGGAATCCATCCATCTAGGCCCATAATGGCTTTAGCGCTATCGGAGTCGAGTGTTGCGCCAGCCTGAGTCCCAGATCGGAAGATGTAGTCATCAGCAGAAAAGCCCGAAGTTGCAGCGCTAAATGTAAGCTTGCTATTTGTCCGGTCAATCTCTGAAATCACACCGCCGCCTGTACTTGCGTGTGTGTTTCCGCCGGTGTTTGATGCAAAGATCAGGGTCATCCCAACTTCAAAGTTTGCGATATCTTCAGGGTTGGTCAGGTCGCAGGTCGTGGAGTTGTCGTTGTCCGCCCCAACTCGACCCAAGTACCCGCCGCCATCACGGAAGAGCTGGACAGCGAGGTCACGACTAAGTGCATGAATCGCTCCGTCAATTTCCATGGTCAGGTACCGAATGAAAGAGTCTGCCTTCCCTTCGGTGGCCTTGATTGTTTCGCCAGTAATGGAAGCAACTGAGTAGTTCTTAACTCGGGTCAAAAGGAACTGACCCAAGCTCGATGTTGATGTTTCTCCCTGCGCAATTTCAAAGTCGGCTGAAACGTTTTGAGGGTTTCCGTAGAGCAGAGGAATCGGCATATTCAAACCGCCGAATTTCTCGTATTTAGGGATTAATGCGTAAAAGGGATTGTTTTTGTAAACAAGGTCCTTAATTCGAAAATCTTTGTAATGCTGTTTTACCGCTTCTGATACGGTGGCAAGATCTAATGGGGCTGCCATTCTATTCTCCTTGGTCGCGAATTAAGCGATAGGAGACAGTGCGCCGCCTATTCGCCGAAAAACTTATAGCTGCGGGCAAGATGGTCGAGGTGCTCGTCTCTAGACATTGGTTTAGAGTGAGCTTCGCCGTCCGTGGTCATTCCGACCGCCGCAACTGAATTTGATAATGTTTTCGGCCTTGAATCTGGCTGCCGAGGGGCTTCTGTTTTCGCTTCGTTCCCAAAGGAATCTTTATATTTTTTGGCTATTTTCTTGCTGCCAAAGTAACTGCGGGCTTCCTCTTCGAGGTGATCCTCGACTAGTTGCGCCGCCTGCTTATACTCCAAAACTTGCCCGGACGAGTTATAATGCTCCTGCATTACTTCCGCGACTAATCCGTGCGCGTCTCTAGAATGTATAAGCTCAAAGTCTTCATTGTTAGTTTCAACGAAATTGCGGATTTCGTCAATGAAATTATTGTACGCGGTTTCCTGCTTCGAAACAACCTCTTGTTCTTCACGACTACTTAACTTTGACTCAAGTTGGTCAATTCGGTTCAGAAGCTTATCAATACTGGAGTCTCGCTTATAGTCATCGGGCTTCTTGTTGCCACTAAGGATGTCTTCCGACAGTCTCTGGTAGTCGAGATCGAGCCGCGACAATAACTCCCTGGGGTTCTCGGCGGCAATCTTCCGCAGTTCTTCAAGCTCTCTGGCTGCGTCATTAGGGTTGCCCTGCTTAGACCTTAATTCCTCAACCTCCTGCTGGAGCTTTTTGTAGTCTTCTTGGCTCCGCCTAACACCCTTTTCCCGCTTCGCCAGTTGCGCGAATCTTCGGCTAAAGTCCTTTGTGGTGCCTTCCGGCTCTTTTACAGGGGTGATTTCCTCCGGCTCCTGCTCTTTCTCAGGGGAAGCCTCCTCCGCCACCGCAATTGCGGTATCTGCTGCGGGTTCGATTCCCGGCTCAGGAACCGAAGTTGCCCCTGCTCTCTCTGCCATTAGTCCGTTTACATGATCAATTGTCTCTTGAAGGTGGTCCTGGGCCATTTGCATCCTGTCTCCTTACTGCAAGTCTTGAGGCGGGAGTGCCTCTGGTTCCGAAGGCATTGCTGCCTCAATCTCAGGGGGCAAAGCACCCCCTGCTTCAGGAGGTAATTCTCCTCCTGCTTCGGGTGGTAAAGCAGACCCAACCCCTTCTGGGGGCATCTGGGGTTGGGCTGCCTGCGCCATGGAAGCCATGAGCGCCATACAGTCATCGATATAACGGCGTAAAAGCGACATACGTTCATCAGGTACATTGTTTATTTTTGCGCGTAAATAAGCCTGCTGTACCCGCTTCACCGATAAAGCCAAATTGCTGTACGGTTCCGGTTGAACGTATTTCCCTTTGTCCACCATGTTCTCGATGAGCATATCAATCTCGTCTTGATCTGCCGTCATATACTGAGTGACCGATTCGATGTCTGGATAGTCGAGGAGCTTCAAAATAGTGCCGGGATCTTGGATAATCCCACTTTGCGCAAGCTCGATGACCTTCTGAAGCTTACCGGCAGGGGTTTGCGGCAATAGCGACGTAGGCCATATCTTCATGACGTATTGCTCTTCGCGGAGATCGATATCTTTCCACTTAATCTGCTCGATATACTTATCGCCGCTACTTACGACCTCATAATCATCGCCTCGTTCAGCAATCTTCCGGGCGAGGTCAATCATCTGCCTGGCGGCTTCCATGAACATATTCTCGTAGTTCTGAGCCACAATCATAAAGCGCTCTGTCTCAATATCGGAAAATTCTCGAAGAGCGACTGCTGATTCAAGCCCAGCGGGCTTTTTCGACATCGCAGCAAGCTCACTTACCCCTGATATTTGATAAGCACGGTTAAAAAGTCGGTCTAAGTGAGAAAACACCTCTCCAGAGACTGTTTTTGGTACGTAGAAGACAGGAGGCTGGCCAATGTAGTCGACGATACCCCACTCTTCGTTGTTAATCTGGTGATCGGCTATTTGTGACCCAGTTTCAAGAAAAACCTTCGGCTTCGCCAAATGCATCTGTTGCTGAATGTTCTGAAGGAGCGTGTTGATTTCGAGCTGAATTCCCATAAGCTGTTCAGCGAGTCCCTGACCCCAGAATCCGAGCAGACGATCAGACCAACGCAGAAAAACGAAAGGAAAATAATTGTGCTCATACTTCTCATCCAAGAGCGTTAGATTTTCCAAGCAGATTACGTGGCGACCATCCGGGGCACCCTCAATACTAGGAAGGTGCCAAGCCTCGACTACTTGGACCATCTCGTTAACATTAGAACCGGCGTTATACTCCTCAGTCTCAAATGTGGACGATTCTTTGATTCGATCTGCATACTCCGGATAGGTGTATGTCAGAACATCACGAGGAACCGCTTTGACCTGAAAAATACTTCTTGGCTTCTTATACTTGGCTTCCTCGATCGACACCATAATCTCTTCGGGGAAAACTCGCTCACATAAAATATCCGAGTTGTGTTCGTACACTTTCAAGACGCCAGTCCCAAAAACGCACGAGTCCATAAAGACCTCTGGGGCGACTTCGTAGAGCTTGGTCCGGTAAAATTGGCCATCGCAAAATTTCTCTAGGAGCTTGCCTTTTCTTTGCTGAGAAAAGTCTCCGCCCGAAGTGAGGAATGTGCAACGGGGCCTATTCTTCGCAATCTTCGCCTGGACCGTATCGCACATCGACTTGATGACGTTGAACGTGACCGGTCTGTGAGATCCCGCTCCTTGTGGCCTTGAGACTCCAACCAGATTCAGCGACGGAGTATTTTCGTCGTTGTAAGACCTATAGTGCTGTAGGTTGAGGCTCGATATGTGGCCATAATCTCTTTGCATCGCGTTCAGCAGATCAAAGACAAAATCATGAGAGTCCTTCTCTCTTGCCTGCCACCAAAAAATTCGTTCTTCCATTTCTATTTCCCCTTAGTTAGATTTTCTCATGGGATGTATTCACCATTCTTATCGGGGAGATCACAAAGCCCCCAATAGGCGCATCCTTGCTGGCCGTCTTCCGGCAGAAACATCTCAATCTTTTTCCCTCCATGGGATGTCTGAGACCATTTGAATGCTTCGTCTATAGTATACGGCTTCGTGGCGTTCTTCGTAGAGAAGAACGTCGGAACTCGTTCGTCGTCTGGGTTTTTCTGCCGGAATTTTTCCTTAAGGCCCTTCTCTAGCCCTCGGATGTCGTCTAGCCTCTCAGGGCGGATCGAGCGGATCTCTTTCTTTTTAGAGAAGATGCATGGGTCACACCCTACACGAGAAAGCGGTAGCCTTTTTCGGTAGTAGAGCGGGCATGGTTTAATCCCGTGCCTTTTGTGAATCGCAATCACGTCACCCAATATCCAATCAATGAGGGGGCGCCAGCAGTCAACTCCCAGCGGTCCACCGGGCTCAAACTCATCCATCTTCGAACGCCTATGACTCTCTTGGGCGCGGATGCCGACCACGTTGATTGGGTTTTCAAGTGTGTCTAGGTAGGCTCTAATCGGGACTATCTTTAGCTCCGTGGTGCAAAAGCGCATCCTCCCTGACGGGAATGCTGACTTCGCCATGATGAGATCTCTCATCCCGTTTGGGTACTTGGTAGACTTCACCGTGTGAAAATCTGGTGCGAACATCGGCCTAACAACTTCATCGATATACTTGGTGAGGTCTGGATGCTCCCATCCTGTGTCCGCATAGACGTAGGACACGGGGTTGGTTTCATGGAGCCCGAGTTCTTTAACCCATAATGCCGTAGCCATGGAGTCCTTCCCTCCGCTAACCGAGACAGAGAGGGGGCGCTTTGAGTCTCGAATTTCTTCGAGCATATAAGGTTTCTCAACCATGATTTCCCCTAGTGATAATTATCCTGTGCCTCAGCTAAGACACTCGCCATCCTACACGCCTCTGGTTGTCTATCACCAGTTAAGTCTTTCTCTAGTTGTCCGATGTATTGTTGCTCTACCATGCTCCAGTACTCTGGCGTTCCATACTTCGGCCTTACGGTCGGAGCCTTGTAGGTGAAATGGCGGCATTCCCGCCAAGCATAGAGCGCGGCATCTGAAAGGTGGTTCTCGAATCTCCCATCTTCCTTCAGTCTGCTTTCGTCCCACTGCAAGACATCCCATTCATCGAGGATCGGACAGTTTGCCGGGACCATCACTCTATTGGAGAAGAGATCATCATTCATCAGCTCGATAAACGTTGCCTTCTTACTTTTTTCGGCAGCTTGGACAGGGACTCCAAATCGTTGTCTTATTTCCTCTACGATGGACCGGCCTAGTCCGCCTGTATCGGCAACAACTGAGACGAAGTTGAAATGCTCAGTCAGCTCGACAATCTTATGGGCTATTTGGGTAGGGATCATCTTAGATTCTTTGTGGGTCTCCACGACATAGCATTCCGGCATATCCCGACTAAATCCCAAGATAACAAAAGCAGTGGCGTCCGCATAACCCAAATCCACTCCAAGCACATATTCCCAATCTGCTGAATCATCGGGTGCCTCCATATAAATGTTCTCATCTGTATATTTATATATTAGCGAGTCGAATGACTTCACCCACTTGCCGCACCACTCTCTCTGGAAGACCGGATTATCTTCGGTCCAGTTTCTCTTCTGGAGCTTCTTGGATAGAAACTCTGCGGCATGCGGAATGTAGGGATTCTCTCTTACTGTCCATTTGTGGACGGAGTATTCGTATTTTGGATTAGTCGTGGCATCGTAGAAATACCCGGAGCATCTTGCGTTGGGAGTCCCGGTCAGCATTAGGGTTCCGTTGTAGTCAATTAGTGCCGGTTCTATAACCTCTTCAATAAGGCCAGTCAGGAAGGGTCCATAACTCGCGGCTTCATCGATGATAACCAGTGGGTAGCCAGATCCCCGTAGCTTATCGACATCAGCCTCGTCGTTGGCTCCGTTCAGGATAATCTGAGATCCATTCTTCATGGTGGCAATCAGTTCAACGTTATTGAACTTCATCCCTATGTGGTACTGCCGGTTCGCTTGCTTGAGGAGGCTCCACATCAACCGCTTGGCAACCTGCCTAGTAATGGCGATGTAGGCTACGATGGAGTTCGGATTCTTGAACGCCTCTTCGATCATATAGTAGCAGCAGGTGTGAGTCTTACCTGCTCGACGGGAACAGAGCGCGGCTTTGAACTTCGAGTCGTCGTCAATCAGTGCGAGTTGCTTGTTGAACAAATCTTTGCGCCAAGGATAGGTCCGGTTTCCCGCGACGGCATCCTCTGGTGGCTTCAGTCCACCATGGCGTTTGATGAGTTCACCGAGTACGGCTCGCCCATCAAGTATTTGTTTCTTTTTAGACAACCGCCTCTCTCACTTTGCGGAGACTCCGCGAGTGTTAGACAACCGCTTCGACCACCGGACTTGGTTTCACCACAATCTTACTACGTTTTCTTCTGCGCACAACTAGGCTTTTCACTTCATCGTCAGCTTGCATGTGGCTGATCGAGGTAAGAGGGATGATGAACTGTCCTTTACCTGTAGTCACTGTGACCATCCGCATCTCTTCATTGTATTCAATCAAGAAATCTTCCTGGCCACGAATGTTGTTGCTGAACGAGGTATGGCCACCGATGGACCGGGCGTCAGACGTCAATATCACCATTTTGAGTTTCATATAAAGTCTCCAGGTCGACAAGACCGTTATGCATCTGCAAATGAGGCACATACATTATGTTGTGTTTGGGCTTAAGCTCTTTGATTATGTAGGACTTGTGGCTGGCAAGAACAGCTTCGCCTTGATTGTACTCAAAGACCTTCAGCAAAGAGTTGAGCAATCCCCATTTTCTAAACGGGGCTTTGGTATAACAAAAGTGGACCACCAGAAATTTTTGGGTCCTGCGTGCTGTCAGCCAACTGTAGATATCGTTCTCTGTGTCGGCGCTATCTCCGCAGGCGACAACCGTCGTGCTCTCGGCCAGCAATCTTTTGATCACTGTCTTGTGCATCCGAGATATGGCTTTCTTCGGGATGTCTTTGTTTTGCCCCTGGTAACTTTGGACCCAGCTCTTATAGATAAAGGGAGCATCCGCCTCATACGCTTTTCGGATCCTGACCGGCAATTGCTCGACTACCTGATAAGCGCTATCTTCCACCTTTACCCCCAATCTGCTTGGCTAGGACCTCGGCAGCCAAGGTATGAATCTTCTCGTCGTCGAGGGTTTCTAGTTCACTCTGCTCTCTTATATTCATTTCGAGGTTGGCAAGCTTGACCAGGGAATTGGTTAATAGCGCAAAGTTCTTTCCGTCCAAGGCATCCAGTCCGCGAGTCTTGGCTTTGCCTTTTAAGCGGTGAAGCTCTTCGTCGATAATCGAGTAGCCACTACTCATCATGGAATGGAGGGATGGGAGGAGAGAGATCTCTACCTTGGACAGCTCTTTATTGATCTCGACTTCTTTAGCCTCAATCTCTAGGGACTGCTCTTCTTCGAGACGAATGGTGTCGTAGTTAATCGAAAGTGGGGTCTTCGGTTTCTTGCTCAACTTGCCTCCCGGCTGGCCGAAGCCAAAGCGGGGACCCGAAGGTTCAGAACGAGTCCCCGCAACAACAACAAAGGTACATCACGGAATGAAATACTTTCAACCATTGTACTCTCAGCCAGAAGCTGGCGCAAGAAGCTAACCAAGGGAATTTAAAGATGAAGTTTCAATTTACATAGGGAGATTGGATTCCCAGGAAAGAAGGGGCGAGGTACCCTAACTACCCTAACTACCCTAACCCGGAAAAAGTGAGGGGCTAACCCGAGATTCATGACGCAGTGTGTTAGTTGGTTCTGGGTCTAGTGGGGGTGTGGGTATTATATACGACCGGGGGTATCCCGGCGGGGGGGTACCCTACCCTACGATACATGTAGTGTATGGTAGTGCAACGTATGGCAACGTATGGTAGTGCGACATAGGGCAACGTATGGCAACGTAGTGCAGTGCTCTATAGGGCAACGCGGTGCAACGTATGGCAACTTGGTCGGGGCGGAGTTCGGCATTACAGTGAGGATTCTATACCACTCCGTTGATTGGCTTAGCTAGGGCCAAAGAAACCGGCCGGAGCCGGTTCTCTCTGCTTTAGTGGCTAACTAGGGGTAAGATCTCATGATCCTTA